TAGAAAAAGATTAATATATTCTTTTAAATCTACAAATCCCGATTACAAAAATTTAGTTAATTTTAGTTTTGGTGAGAAATTGCTTTATGGTAGAGTAAGCAGAATGTTTGTTCCTATATATTTTGATTCTAAATCTTTAAATTTAAAAAATATCGGCCGCTCGTCAACGTCAGAAGATAATACTGTAGCCGCCAATTTTGTCGTTGATATGTTTTCTGATCTATCAAGGCAATTCGATAAATCTTTGGCTTTAGGCAAAATTAGTGCCGATGATCCATTCTTAAGCAATCTTAGGGCATATAAGGCTTTTAGTGATCCAAAACAGTTATATAATTCTCATCTAGAAAATTATATGCAAGCAATTGCAAAAGAATTTAAAAGACAAAAATTAAAATTTAAAGATTTTCACGAATTTATGACACATTTTGAAAATTTAATTCCTGTGGTTCTATCCAAATTTCCATTTACTTTTTCGGCATATATGAAGAGCGGTTATTGCCCCATTAATGCTTCAGGTTTGGCTGTTGAAATAGCAGACATCGATTATTTTAACGATCAAGAAAAAATTGATAAATTCATTAATAGTCCAAATTGGAAATTTTATTTGAATGCATGCAATTCATACGGCTTTATGGTTGATAAAAATTTGCCATGGAGAATTGTAGCTGATATCGGTTCGTCTGAAATTTTAGAATATACTAAAAAATATGGACTTAACAGCTTAAACGCTATAATTGGTATCGGCTATGGAAGGACCGAAACGGCTTTCTTTAATAATTTCAAATTCTATTTGTTAAGGTTATACAATCTTGCCAGATCAAAGTCATATGCGATTACTGAAGAGTGCAACGGCAGAACAATTGCCAAAATTGTTAAATCCAAGAACTATAATATTGAAGAAATAGATGAAATATTAACGCAAGAAAGATTGCTTAAATTATACTTTAAGATCAGATTTTTGGAAGATGAAAATAATTTTGATTCCTCATCCCAAAATAGAATTGTAAACGATTGTCTGGGAATATCAAAATTTAAATCTTTATCTGCTGGTTTAACAAGATTTGAATCAATTGTGAATAAACCATTTGACTATCGTGGATCATTGAGTTATATTAATACTCACCTTAAGGCCAGAATGGAGTAGCTTTGATTTTTCAAACTCTTGATGATAAATCGGAATGTGTTGGTGTATATACAGACGGCAAACTTTCCTTTGATGAAATCCCAGAAAATTTAACAAAAACTTGGAAATATTCTGCTTCCATCAAAGACGATAAAGTCGAATATGCGTGGATTAGATGTGGAGGCTTGAGTCTTCAACAAGTTTGTCCAGCAGAATTAAAAGAGGAATTAGATTTGGTTCAATCCGAATTTAAAGCTTATTTGACTGCTTTTAGGATTGCCAAAATTGATTTAAGTGAGCTTTGTTTTTATGATTTAGTGCCAGAAAATTTTCTCTTGCAATTTTGTGAAGTAAAGAATAAAATTACGGCTTATGTTTTTGAAAATTACGATAAATCAGAAAGTTATGATCATCTTAGCAAAGTACATAAGCTTTTGCACAAGATTAAACATAAGAGCCTAAACGTCAATAACGCCAATTGCGTAGATTTGATGGTAAGATCGATGGACAGAGAAAAAATTAAAAAATTATTGAATGGCAGCCATTTTATCAATTATAATCTTTTTGGTACAATTACTGGAAGGCTGGCAACTCATCCCGGCAGTTTTCCCGTTCTTACGATGAATAAAAAATACAGAAAGCTAATAAAGCCACATAATGATTGGTTTTTGAGTTTAGATTATAACGGCGCCGAAGTTCGAACGGCTTTGGCTCTTGGTGGCCATGAACAACCAGATTATGATATTCATGAATGGAATATGCACAATATATTTGCTGATTGCGAAGTTGATAGAGAAGAGGCAAAAGTGAGATTTTTTGCGTGGCTTTATAACCCTAAAACTGAATTTTCAACGGATTCAGTATATAACAAAGATGTGATATTGAGAAAATATTATAAAAATGGTTTTCTCGAAACTCCATTTGGAAGAAATATAGCAGTAGATCGTGGAAGAGCCTTCGCTTATTTAAATCAGAGCACAACTGCAGATATTACCCTTGACAGAGCGGCAGAAATCGATTATATTCTTCATGATAGAGATTCTTTTGTTTCTCATGTCGTTCACGACGAAGTGGTTGTTGATTTAAAAGATAAGGAAAGAGATTTGGTACCCCTGATTAAATCAGTATACGAAAATACTATACTTGGCAAATATAAAGTTAATCTTAAAGCAGGCGAAAACTATAGTGAGTTAAAGGAGTTAATAATTTGATTTCTCTAATTGGCATAGGAACGACAGGCGAAAACATTGTGTCCTTCTTTAAAGAACACAAAGAATACAATATTTTTAAGTTTTCGAAGAATCAGAAAAATGGACCCTATACTCGATGTCTCAAACATTTTTCTACTGCTGAGAAATGCGAAGATAACGTTCCGAATTTAAAAAAATATAAAACAATTGATAAAATACAAGAAAATGTACAAATTTTTGTGTGCGGCTCTTCATTTTCGGCAAATTATACTCTGGGACTATTGGAACAAATTAAAGACAAAAAGATAGAAATTTTTTATATTAAACCAGATGTTGATTTGCTTATTGGTGATACCAAGCTTCAAGAACGAGCAATTTTTGGCGTTCTTCAGGAATATTCACGTTCTGGCTGTTTTGAATCATTCACAATTATCAGTAATCCTGCTTTAGAAAAAATGATAGGTTCTGTCCCAATTAAAAAATATTTTTCAACTTTGAATAAAGCCATATATTATGGTGTTCACTATATTAATCTTTTTAGCCATATTGAGCCGATAATTGGAAATCTCTCCGATCCTTCCGAAATTCAACGAATTAGATCCATCGGCCGAATTGATCCCGAAAATTTAAAAGAAAATTGGTTCTTTGAGCTTGACAACACTCGTGATGTATGTTACTTTATATGTATCAACAAAGAAAGACTTGAGAACGATGGTGAATTGCACTATAACATAATTCAAAATTTAAAACAAAAACCAAGAAATGCATTTAAAAATGTAACTTATGCGATTTATGAATCGCCTTATGAAAATGATTTTGGGTACTGCGTTGCTCATACTAACGCAATACAAACTAACCCGTGATCTTTGCTAGATCGGGGTCTTTGACGAGGCATCAAGGAACGCTTGATGTACTATAGACTAAAAAGGAGAAATTAACATGTCTATTAATATGGAACTAATGCGTAAGAAGCTGGCTTCTTTACGTGGAGATAACAAGGATGGGGATAAGAATTCTATTTGGTTCAGGCCAGATGAAGGCGATCAAGATATTCGCATTATCCCAACTGAAGACGGAGATCCGCTAAAGGAAATGTTTTTCCACTATAATGTAGGAAATCATCGCGGCGGAATTCCCTGTCCGAAGCGCAACTATAATGAACATTGCCCAATTTGTGAATTTGCTTCACAGCTTTGGCGCGATGGGGTAAGCAACAACGATGACGAGAGCAAGAAGCTGGCAAAGTCTCTGTTTGTTCGTACTCGTTACTTTTCGCCCGTAGTTGTGCGTGGAATGGAAAGTGAAGGAGTTAAGGTTTATGGATATGGAAAGCAGGCTTACGAGCTTTTGCTTGGCTACATCTTAGATCCAGAATATGGTGATATTACTGATATTAAGGAAGGTACTGATATTTGCCTTACTTACACAAAGCCAACAAAGCCGGGAGCTTTTCCGCAAACCAACATGAAGATGCGCCGCAACACTACTCCTCTTCTGGAAGACAATGATGCTATTCCTGGCCTTCTTAGTAAGATGCCAGATTTCGAAAACATCTTTGAGCGGCTGTCGCCCGCTCAGGTAGAGGCAATTCTCGATGAACAATTGGCAACCGATGGAAATGCCGAAAATCGTTCGAACGAAGGCACACGCTATAAAACAAAGAATAGTGTTGATAAGGCCTTTGATGATCTGATGACTGGAAAGTAATATCACACAAGCCACAGGGAGGCACAGGTTAAAAGGTGCCTCATTTTTTAATATTATAAAAGGAAGTATAATGAACAAAATACAAAAAGGAAACACGGTGAATATTCATTTCATTGGTACGCTAGAAGATGGAACTGAATTTGGTAACTCATATACGAGTGATAGGCCCTTATCTGCAGAAGTCGGTTCGGGACAATTAATTGCTGGATTTGATACAGCTTTGGAGGGAATGACGATAGGTGAAGTTAAAAAGTTTGCCTTAACTCCAGAACAAGCATACGGCGATGTTGATCCAGAGGCGTTTCAAACGGTACCGCATGGTGCCTTTCCTCCCGAATTTGATTTTAAGATAGGTGGTTCCGTCCGAGGCACAAATACGGAAGGGCAATCATTTGTAGCAAAAATTGAATCTGTAGGAGAAAATGATGTAACTTTGAATTTTAATCATCCTCTTGCTGGTCAAAATTTAAATTTCAAGATCGAAGTCTTGGGTATTGATTGAAATTACTGACGTTTTTTGTATTAATTTAAAAGCTCCTTTTAGAAGGAGCTTTTTTATATTTTGTTTGACTTTTACTGCGATAACAGTTATAATTATGAATGATGCGAGAGCACAAAACAAAGAAAATAAAAAAAAGTAAGGAGAAGAATGATGTCTAAAAAAGCTAAAGCTGGTCGTGTGGCTATGCACGATTTAATAAAAATGATTAATAAAAAAGCTGGTAGAAATGTCGCCCATGATTTAAATGGCGACAATCCTACAGAAGTAAAGGAATGGATACCCACGGGTTCTCTCTGGTTGGATTCAATTATTTGCAAAGGCAAAAAAGCAGGAATTCCTACTGGAAAGATTACAGAAATCGCCGGCCTCGAATCGACTGGAAAGTCTTATATGGCAGCACAAATTGCTGCAAATGCTCAAAAAACTGGTAAACTTGTAGTTTATTTTGATTCTGAATCTGCAATTGATCCTAGTTTCTTAGAGCAGGCCGGCTGTGATTTGGATTCTTTAATGTATATCCAGGCTAGTTCGGTAGAATTTGTTTTAGAAACAATTGAAGATCTTTTGGGCGCAACAGAACAGAAATTGGTTTTTATTTGGGATTCCCTCGCCTTTACGCCGGCTGTTTCGGATGTTGAAGGCGATTTTAATCCCCAATCATCAGTTGCCGTTAAAGCACGAATTCTTGCTAAAGCAATGTCTAAATTGGTAATTCCAATTGCTGATAAACAGGCGGCTCTTATAGTTCTCAATCAGCTTAAAACAAATATCCCACATGGGCCAATGGCGCGCCAGATTGCAATGGTTGAACCTTATACTACTCCTGGCGGCAAGGCGATGCACTATTCATATTCTCTTCGAATTTGGTTAACGGGACGAAAAAGTAAATCTGCCGCTGTTTATGACGATAAAGGGTTTAAAATCGGTTCTGAGGTAAAAGTCAAATTGAAGAAATCTCGTTTCGGCAATGAAGGCAGAACTTGCGCTTTTCGCATTTTATGGGGGACCGCAGAAGTCGGTGTACAAGATGAAGAATCTTGGTTTGATGCTGTCAAGAATGCTCCACAAATGACTGTTTCTGGTTCTTGGTATACTTTAACCATGGGCGATTATGTTAAAAAATTCCAACCTTCTAAATGGACCAAATTGGTGAAAGAAGATCAAGAATTCAGACAGAAAGTAATAGAGCTTATAGACATTCAGATTATTCAAAAATTCGTTAAACGTGAAGGATCGGCGGCTAATTTCTATGATATAGATGACAAGCAAGCCGGCACAAAAGAATTGACAAATGCTTGACAGTCGGTTACATTACTAGTTAGAGGTTTTT